CGTTGAACTCATTACAGATGAGTTTATAGAATTCACGTAATGTTTTGTAAGACATGTTTAATCACTTCTATTGTCCAGCCATTACCTAACATCTTATATCTTTGTGTATTAGATACACCTTCTGTATAACCATCAGGTACAGTTTGTAATCGTTCACATTCTAGTGGTGTTAGTTTTCTGTAATAATATTGTTCTTTGTTAATCATACCATTTGGATTAGATGCGCGCAGTGTAAATGCTTTCTTTTCTCGTACAGCATTACCAAAATTTTTACTATTATTCATTTGTGTTGCTAATACTTTCTCTTCTGATTCATCTCTTAATTTTTTATAGTTATCTTTATGTGGTTGTTCATTTTCATATAATGCTACTTTAGGTTGTGTATTTCCACCTTGCATAGTTGTTAATGTAGGTGATTTACCTTCAGGACTATAGACTCGTTTTAATATATCATGCCCATTAATATCATCAGCTATACCAATTTGTATTGGACTACCGCTATTATTACAAGCAATATAATCACCTTGTCTACCATTCTTTACATATTCCATTGCAGATAAATTACTAGCTTTCTTCTGTGTCATATCTGTTAGGCAACGATTTCCTTTTTGTCTAGCAGTAAATGTGTTAGACATCTTAACAAAATTATCAGGTGTTTCTTCTAATACATCTTTTAATACAATACCTTTATCTTTAGGTTGGGTAATGTTAGGTATATTGGTCCAATACAATCGTACTCGATTTTGTGCAGACACTAATGCACTGTTAATCATAATCGGTTCAACACCGAGATGTTCTGTAATGACATCCTGATATTCTTTCTTCATTCTGACATTCTCTAGTAGAAAGTATTTAGGATTACATTCTTTTAACAGTCTGACATACTCAAAGAACAATGCAGATCTTGGATCATCAAAGTTTAACTGTTTGCCGGCAAAACTAAATCCTTGACATGGGCTACCACCTAGTAGTAGATCTATTTTTTCTAAATCCTCACCTTTCACTTTAGTGACATCACCCAAATGAATTGTATCAGGAAAGTTATTCTGTGTGACACGCATTGCATACGGATCTATTTCTGCTGCATAATATTTGTTTATAGGAATGCCTAGTTGCCTTAAAGCAATCTGACCACAACTCATTCCATCAAATAAACTTAATATATTCATTTAGCTTTTTTCTTTCCAAAGATTCTTTCCCATCCTTCATCAAACTTCTTTTTGTCTGTAGGTCTAGGTTTATCTCCTTTACCTCCGGGACCCACTCCATCAGTCATACAAACCCTTTCTTCTATCATATAAAGCTTCAGCTATATCAAAAACGTCTTTAGCAAATTCATCTGGATGATCTACTAAATAATGATATTCATATCTGCGTATTAATCCTGTAGAGATAGCAATAGCATACTTTGTAATTTCATCTTTTTCATTATCATTGATCTTTTCTATTTCTGTCATTTAATTTCCTTCTTAATTAAACCTAATGGTAAGTGAATATAATCTTCATGTAAGCAACTGGTATACTCTGCCTCTTTATAATGTTTAATTGCATACTCACTGGCTCTTGTACAATCTACAAAATGTCCTACATATTCTGGCTGCTGCATTGTGATGTATACAACTAATACAAATTCAAACATAATTATCTCCACTTGTATTAATATATATCTAATGTATATCTATGTCAACAATACTTTTTATAACTTGCAAATAAAATTAAACTATGTCACAATATGAATACGGGGCCTGTGAGCCAGCCCTTCATGCGGTAGTAGTGACCAAATGAGATAAACAGTACATTAGCTAGGACTCTCCATCATCCGGGATCTGTGTAAAGCTAGGTTAGTAGTGAGATCATTAACCTGATACTGATAAACGAGAACTACACATCTTTTAGATGATAACGTATTATATACGGCTCTGGTTCTTTTCGTCTGAAACTCTGTCAACAACTTGTTAACATGTCTTGTTAACATCTTTTTTTATATAAAAAAAAGGGATAACCAACATGAAGTCACCCTGTAACAACTTATGTCGCTATACGACACTCGAAGGCACACCCACGTGCGAAGGCTGTGGGCGTACCTACGATGACTTGTCGCAATGGATATCTTTAGATAAAGCTGGCAAGCGTGAAGTTTTGCAACGATGTAAAGACAATCTGAAAAAGCTGGGAAAAATTTGAGTGAGACAGGGAGCAGAAATGAGGTGGGGTGGGGGGGGAACAAGGTCACTTTCTCAGAAGCCCTAGATATGCGGTGTTCAGGCCATGCGATGCAATTATGTAGGGTTGTATGTGATAATTCAAAAGGCTATACGACCGTTTAGCCCTATCCGTCAATAGCTGTTAACCCTTGATATAACGGGCTTTGATGATATCCAGTGGAATTCCTTGCTCGTAATCGCGCTGAACCATAGCTTTTTGCAACGGTGTTGAAACACTCGCTTTCAAACTAGCTATTATCTCTTTATCCGACTGACTAGATTGCATGACCTCATCATGTGATTTGTTATCACTTAAACTGTTGTTTTTACGCAACATGTTGTTTTTTTGCAACATCTGATTATATTCCCTATTCGTGAATGGTTCCCGTGGTTCCCCCGCGATCTGTTCCGCTTCTCTGTCTGAGATATTCTCATCATAGATGATGCGCTTGGTCTTGCCTTTAATGTTTGTAGAATAGCCACCGAATTGCTTAATATATCCCTTAGTCTCTAGCTGTTTAATCTGTCTATTAATGGCACTTTGATTCACTCCTAAGTCATTGGCTAACCTTGCTTGCGATACATAAGTAAACCCAGCTTTATTGCAATAGCTAGCCAACAAACAAAGAATCTTTAATCCTGTCAATGTGAGGTCTTTAGCCAACACAGCACGAAGAGGAACAACGCAGAACTTCCTTTGGTCAGGTTGCATAACCTTTTCTTTTATCTTTGGTGGTTTAGGTAGCTTATATTCCATAGTGTAATTATATCAAATAAAAGTGTTGACATCTCATAACAATTCGATATATCATCTGTATTAGATATACATATATCTATTATTTATAACCATAGAGGATAATATTATGAATGAATACATAATAATAGCGGTTCTGTTTGCTGTTTTATTGCAAATGGGGGCCTTATGAAATATATCACATATCTACGCGTTTCTACGACTAAGCAAAGCCTAGGAATAGACGCGCAACGCGCCCTCGTTAAAAGTCATATTCAAGATCAGCAAGGCGAGCATTTCGCCGAGTTTATCGAGAAAGAAAGCGGGCGCAAAGTTAGTGATGAAAATAGACCTCAGCTACATACAGCTTTACAGCTAGCGCGCAACGAGAATGCAATCTTGCTTGTTGCTAAGGTTGACCGTTTGGCCCGTGATCTACACTTCATAACGGCCTTACTTAAAGAAGAGGTACCCGTTCAGGTTGCGGGTCATGCTCAAATGTCTAAGATTGAATGGCATTTAATGGGCATGATCGCAGAACATGAAGCGGATCTCATCAGCTTAAGAACAAGACAAGCCTTGCAAGCATTACGCGATAAAGGCATCAAGCTAGGCGCGCCACCGTTTAAGCTAGCCCGCGCGCAACATCTCGGTGGCATGGCCACAAAAGATAAAGCAGAAGCGTATAGAATGCGCGTAAGCCCAATCTTAACAGGCCTTTTAAAAGATCGTAACTTTATCAAAATCAATAAAAGAACACGTAGGAAAATGCCAGATCTACAAGCCATATCAGATCATTTAAATGGCATAGGCCTTAGAACTATGTACAACAAGCCTTTTAATTCAGAAAGTTTAAGGGCATTAATGAAGAAAGAGAAATTTATATGAGAAAAACCGCAGAAGGTAAACTTACGCCGGATGATATTCTGTCCGGATCACAAGTAGCAACACTATTAGGTAAAAATCCATTTCAAACGCCAAATGACGTGCTAAAACGTGCATTTGATGTCATGTCTGGAAATGAGCCTGAATTTAAACCCCATGAATCAATGAGTTGGGGCAATGCATTTGAACTTGACATTTTGAATGAAGGGTGCGCAAGATTAGGCCTTGGTAATCCAAAGACGACATTCGATAAAGCATTCTTTCATAAAGACTTACCTCTTGCTGTGTCACTTGATGGCATGGTACAAGGTAATGGTGAAACTATAATGGCTAATCCAAAACATAACATCTTTTTAGGCAACTGTGATGAACTTATGCTTGAGGGTGATATTGTTGTTGAAGCTAAACTAACAGCACAAGATCCAGAAGTTGAACTAGCAGATTATCGCGGTAAGTGGCAACTTCAAGCGCAAATGATGTGTACAAATGCTAAAGTTGGCTTTGTCTTTGTATTGTATAAAGGCACACAGCTTCGCATTTTTGGTTACAAAGCAGATGAAGCCATGCAAAAACAGATTGCAGAAGCTTCCATTGATTTCAAACGTAGACTGATTAAATACCAAGATGCACAAGAAATTGAATGGTATCCCATTGAAAGCGTTAAAGATGCTCAAAAGATCTATGATGAGTCAACTGAAGAAACAATCAATTTAGATCAAATGGAATACAAAGTTGAATCTATCTTAAGAATGCGCGAAGACATCAAGGACATGGAAACACAAATTGAATTGTTTCAAGCGCAGATTATGGCTAAGATGGCAGATCGTAAGTATGCCAATGCCGGTAAGTATTTAGTCACATGGGGTGAACTGCAATTTAAGGCTCAGCCTGAGAAATATACACCCGCAAAGCCCGCTCGTACTGTACGTAACGCTAACTTGAGGATTAAATACAATGGATAACTTATTTAAAGATACTTGGTTGTATCAGGAAAACTTTTATGTATTTTGGGCATGCAATGATTGTATAAAACATCACTTTTGTCGCATGAGAGAAATACATGGAGAGCCTAAATTATATACTGGAGAAGACAATGGATAGTTTTGATAATAGAGGTGCTGACTTTTGGCACTGGCAACAACAGTTGGAACAACTGGAGGAAGAGGAAGCAAAGATTGCAACTGATGACTTCTTTTTTAAAGGCATTGTGGATACGCGTGTGAAATCAAAAGCACGTCGTAAAGCAATAATGAAAATCTATTTTGGAGACCGTAATGGAACAACAGAAAACTTCGGCGATTGCTAAAGCGTTTGTAGAAGCGCAAAAAGAGTTCGCGCCAGCTCTTAAAACATCAACTAACCCACACTTTAGATCAAAGTATGTCGATCTATCCGGGTGTGTTGAAGCAGTATTGGACGCACTTAACAATCATGGTTTTGCATTGATACAGAAGACGCATGACTGTGAGAATGGTGTGAAAGTAGAAACCATCTTCATGTATGAAACAGGTGAACAGATCTCAGGGGGTGTGATTTCTGTACCCGCTGATAAACACAATGCACAAGGCTATGGATCAGCGTTAACCTATGCAAGACGTTACAGTTTGATGGCAGCCTGTGGCATTGCACCTGAAGATGATGATGGTAATGCGGCATCAAAAAAGAATAATTCAACTTTAATCCCAGTAACACCGGAGATTATAAAAAAGCAATAGCCCTCAATCTACCCGGCAAGGATCCGATTGAAGTGAAAGATAAAGACGACATGAAGAAACAAATGATTAACATGGTCGAGAAGATTGGGGGAGCAAACATCAGTACAGAAGACAAGGTCAAGAAGATGACAAAGTTCTTTGAGTTAAATGAACGAGGATTAAATCAGTTCGGACCGAACTATGTATTAGATGTGAAGAATAAGATTAACGACATAATCAGAAGCCTACTCGCGTAGGCTCCTGGCTATATGATGTACATTACTTGTTGCAAACGTACATTGTTACTTCAAAGCCGAAGCGCATTTCTGTTGCTGTTGGTTTTGTCCACATAGTATTTCTCCTATAAAGTGAGATACTATTATGGATGTAATACATGTAATACGCATCAGTAAAAACATGAAAGAAGGATAATTAAGATGCAATACAGTGGATATTCGTTTGATATGACTGAACATGACATGTATAACGATAACAAACCTGAAAGTTTTACCATTAATTTATTGCAAGGTGTTATTTTCCAAGCGGTGCATGACATTCTGTCTCCAACCATGGCCAATTCAGCCAAGGGAGACGCATTAGAATGGTTATCCGATGAAGATAATGAGATGTTGCAATTATGTTTAAGTGTCTGTAATATAGATCATGAACATTTATTATTACGGGTAAGTAAACAAGGATGGAATTTAGATTTATAGTATTAGATGAGTTTGGTGAATCGATCCGCGCATTCTATGACAAGGAAGACGCGGAACGGTTTGCTAAAACACGTAAAGATTTTACCATTGAGGAGATACCACATGAAGAATTACCTGAAGAAGAGAAACTCACTTATCAAGACATGCTCGATCAGTATGGTGATAGCACTTTTT